GTTAAGATAGCAGGTGGTAAGAAATGATAATTGATAGTTTAAGAGATTACTTTCTAGAATGTCCTGTATTAGATGAATTTAGAAAAATAAATGTGGATTATATAGGGATAAATGAATTAGCCTATTCTATAATCCCAACACCATCAGACCCAATAGTTAAAGAATATGCAGATGGTGGAAAATTAAAGCAATATCAATTTAGTATAGCTAGTAGAGAATTTTATGGAGATGATACTCTAAACAATCTAAATTCCGTTGGATTTTATGAAAGACTCCAAGATTGGATAGAGGTTCAAAACTATAATGATAATCTACCCTTACTAGATATTGGTAAATATAGCCAAGAGCTTCAAGTCTTATCTAGCGGATATTTATTCCACGCTGAAGAAGATAGAGCACAGTATCAGATACAACTGAGATTAATATATTATGAAGGAGGATTTTAAAAAATGGAGAAAAAGATAGTATTAAGAAGTAGAAAAGTAACCTTTCTGAAGACTGATAATGATAAGTATGGTAGGATGATAGGATTTACAGCTCTAACTGTCAATAAAAATCCAGAAGAGTATACCAGAAAATATGTAGATGAGGATTTCGAATCAACAGATATTGTAGGAATGTCTACATCTATTGATTATGAATTCGACCAAATGGAAGGCAATGAAGTACACGAAAAACTAATTGATATAACAGATAATGAAAAACTAGGTGATGATGCAGTTGTAGAATTAGTAACTGTAGATTTTACAAAAGAGACTGCTGGAGGTTATGAAGCAGCTCAAAGGTCATTTGCCGTTATTCCTGAGTCTGATGGAGATGGAACAGAAGCCTATAAATATAGCGGAACTTTTAGAGTTAAAGGTCCTAGAATAAAAGGTATTGCTAGTTCTGACGATGGTTGGAAAACTTGTACTTTTATAGAAGATGATGACTCAGAAATATAATTTAAAGGAGGTCTAGAGCCCTTATGTCAAACGTATTTAAATTTGAAAGAAATAAGAATAGATTAGAGTTAGAAATAGAAGGTAATCAATTTGAATTAGCTATATTAGACCCAGTCTGGTTAAAAAACTTTGAGGATAGTCGTGCAAAGATATTAAAAGCTAGTGAAGGTCTAACAGATATTAAAGCTAATCCAGATGCTACAATGGATGATTTAACAGAGAAGATACAAGAGGCTATTGAATTATGCGTTTTAGTATTAGATAGTTTACTAGGAGAGGGAGCGACTAAAAAGATTTTCAAAGATAATCCTATCACTTTCCTGGATATAGTAGATGTTATCCATTTTGTATTTGAAAAGAGTGATGATTACCTACAAAACAAAGCTATCCAAAAATTCAGTGCGAATAGAGCTCAAAGGAGAGCTGGGAAGTAAAGATGAATATCCTAATAGACCTAATCCCAGAAGAGGTGGAAATCAATGGTCAAATATATCCTATAAATACTGATTTTAGAACTAGTATATTATTTGAATTGATGTTTGAAGAGCCAGGGTTATCAGAGGAAGAAATAATATACAATAGTTTAGACTTATTCTTTGGAGATAATAAACCTGAAGATTTGGATTTAGCAATTGAATCTATACTTTGGTTTTATACTTGTGGTAGGAAAGAGGAAGAGAGCGAAGGCGGAGGAGATGGTAAGTCAGATATAAAAAGAATTTATTCTTTTGAACATGATGCTGAATACATTTACTCCGCCTTCTTAACGCAATACGGGATTGATTTACAAGATATAGATTATCTACACTGGTGGAAATTTAGAGCTATGTTTAATTCTCTAAATGATGATTTACTCTTTACAAAGATAATGAGTTTTAGAGCCAAAGAGATTACATCAGACATGTCAGATAGCGAAAAATCCTATTATAGAAAAATGAAAAGATTATATGCTCTTCCAGATAATAGGTCACCGGAGGAAAAAGAGTCAGATTTCCACGAAGCTATTGCCAGATTAGTTTAGGTAGGTGATTTAGATTGAAAAATAAAAAAGAATGGTATCTATGCCCTAACTGTAAAAAGAGAATACTAAAATATGATGAATTAAAAGGTGAGAGCAAATACCTATATATTAAATGCAAACAGTGTAAAAAAGAAGTGGAAATAAAGATAAATTAGAGCCTGTGAGCCAAGTATTTTATCTATATAAAAGGTAGGTGAAATAATGGCTTATGATGGCAGTCTAATATTTGACACTAAGATAGATGATAGCGGATTTAAAAAAGGAGTCTCTAAACTAGGATCAGTTGGTAAAGGTGCAGTAAAAGGAATAGTAAAAGGAGCAGCCGCTGCAGCTACAGCTATAATTGGAATAGGAGTAGCCTCTATAAAAGTAGGGTCAGGCTTTGAAGCAGGAATGAGTCGGGTAAATGCTCTAACTGGAGCTACTCAAGCAGAATTTGAAAAATTAGAGAAAAAGGCTATGGAGTTAGGTAAGACAACCGTATTCAGTGCGACCCAAGCATCAGAGGGGATGTCTTATCTAGCTATGGCAGGTTTTGACACTAATGAAATTATAGCAGCTATGCCTGGGTTATTAGATGCGGCCGCAGCCGGACAAACTGAATTAGGAACTGCCGCAGATATAACCTCTAATATCCTATCTGGATTTGGGATAGAGGCTACTGAAACTGGAAGAGTTGCAGACGTCTTAACTAAAGCCTTTACATCTTCAAATACGAGTCTTGAATCTTTAGGAGAGACTATGAAATATGCAGGACCAGTTGCAAAGGCGGCTGGATTTAGTCTAGAAGAGACAGCAGCAGCTGCAGGTATATTAGGAGATGCTGGTATTCAAGGGTCAATGGCAGGTACTGTCTTAAGAGGGGTAATGTTAAGATTAGTAAGTCCCCCAAAACAAGCTGCAGATGCTCTAGATGAATTAGGAGTATCTTTACTAGACGCTAAAGGTGAGATGAAACCTTTTCCTGATATTATAGAGGAATTAGAAAAAGCGACTGAAGGAATGACAGAGGCTCAGAAAACTGCAATTATATCACAGGTAGCAGGACAAAACGCTGCATCTGGATTACTAGCTATAATGGACGCTGGTAGTGATACATTAAGAGAATTCAGTGATGAGTTAGAGAATTCTGCTGGTACTGCAGCAGAGATAGCCGCAAAACAATTAGATAACCTTAAAGGTGATGTGGAGTTATTAAAGTCAGCCTTAGAAGGCGCAGGTATAACTATATATAAACAGTTTGATGAGCCTTTAAGAGCAGCTACTCAAGCAGCGACTGGTTATATTGAACAGATAGAACAAGCAGTATCAGAAGGTGGATTTGAAGCTTTAGCTGATGTTGTAGGAGATATACTGGCCGATATATTGCAAAAGATTACAGAGTTTGCTCCAAGGATTATTGAAATGGCTACTAGCCTAATACAATCCTTTATAGGTGGCATTAAAGAAAATCTACCTAGCATAGTCGAATCTGCTCTGGAAATAGGTAGAACATTAATTGATACTGTATTGACACTGTTGCCTGAATTAATAGAATTAGGTATGGAGTTATTAATATCACTTATGTTAGGCATAGCTGATATGTTACCAGAGCTGGTAACTCAAGTGATAGACACCATAATACTAATAGCTGATTTAATAATTGATAATTTACCTTTATTAATAGATGCAGGTTTACAGATAATGTTTGCTATTATTCAAGGGATAATTGATAATTTACCGAAACTGATTGAAAATGTACCAAGGATAATTAATAGTTTTACAGATGCTATATTAGGTCAGATGCCTCTAATATTAAAAATGGGAGTATTAATTATACTGGAAATTATTAAAGGTCTAATACAGGCTATACCTACATTAGTTGCAAATATACCCCAAATAATAATGGCAATAGTAAACACTATGATGTTATACAATTGGTGGCAATTAGGTACTAATGTGATTACTAACTTAGGTAATGGTATAAAGAGTATGTTCGGGAATATGGTAGAAATAGGAAAGAATCTAGCTAATAAACCAATACAAGCTATTAGGGATGTATTTAGCGGGGCTCCTAAGATTGGTAAAGGTTTAGTAGAGCATCTAATAACAGGCGTTAAGATATTAGCAGAGTCTTTAGTTACTACTGTTAAAAACATGGGGATTAAAGTAATCAGTGGAATTAAATCAGTATTTTCT